CAAGAGCTGTACGGCGAGATGATCGACCCCGAAGAGAGCGGCGTCATCAAGCGGAGCTGGCTCAAGCTGTGGCCGTCGAAGAAGCCGCTGCCCGCCTTCGACTGGATCATCATGTCGCTCGACACCGCATTCACCGAGGCGACCCGCGACACGAAGAGCGGCAACGCCGACTACACGGCGTGCAGCGTCTGGGGCGTATTCCAACACGAAGAGAAGGGCTACACTATCCTGCTCGACTGCTGGCAGGAGCAGCTCGGCATGCCCGACTTGATCAAGCGCGTGAAGAAGGAAATGAACACGTCATACGGCGACGACCAAGACGTGGCGATGATCAAGCCCATGTTCGGCAGCACGAAGCCACTGACGTCGGGGCGCAAGCCAGACATCCTGCTGATCGAGGACAAGGGGAGCGGCATCAGCCTGAGACAGATGCTCGAGCGTGAGGGTATATTGGCGCACGCCTACAACCCCGGCAGAGCAGACAAGCTGGCGCGCCTGCACGTGGTCAGCCCCGTGTTCGCGCGGCGCAGGGTCTTCCTGCCCGAGAGCGACAAGTTCCCCGGCAAGGCGCGCGTCTGGGCCGACCCGCTGGTGGCGCAGCTATGCAGCTTCACCGGCAAGGGCAGCATAAAGCACGACGACTTCGTCGACAGCACGACGCAGGCCATGCGCCTGATGATGGACAAGGGACTACTCGGCTCGCTCGTCGACAAGAAGCAAGAGATCGACAAGCCGCCGCCGAAGATAATTCAGAACCCGTACGGGCAGTAAGGACAAGACATGATCGAAGATGAAGAGATGATGGAAGGCGAGACCGTTGAGTTTGACGGCGAGGACGTGACCGACGTTGAGGACACCGAGGACGGCGGCGCGATCGTCACGCTCGACGAGAACGGACCAGCCGCAGGTGAGAGCGAGTTCTACGACAACCTCGCCGAGACTATGCCCGAACCGGACCTAAAGTCACTGGCGTCGAAGTTCCTCGAGCTGATCAGCCGCGACAAGGAGGCGCGCAAGAAGCGCGACGAGCAGTACGAGGAGGGCATCCGCCGCACCGGTCTAGGCGACGACGCGCCCGGCGGCGCACAGTTCAACGGCGCATCGAAGGTCGTCCACCCGATGATGACCGAGGCGTGCATCGACTTCGCGTCACGCGCCATCAAGGAGCTGCTGCCGCCGCAAGGCCCAGCCAAGGACTTGATCGAGGGTGAAGTCACCATCAAGAAAATCCAGAAGGCGAAGCGCAAGACGTCGCTCATGAACTGGCAGCTCACCGTGCAGAGCCAAGAGTTCCGATCGGAGCTTGAGCAGCTACTGACGCAGGTGCCACTCGGCGGCGCGCAGTACCTCAAGATGTCGTGGGACGAGGCGCGTAACCGCCCCGGCTTCCTTGCCGTCATGATCGACGACATGTACCTGCCGTTCGCGGCGACCAACTTCTACAGCGCGCAGCGCAAGACGCACGTGCAGTATCTGACGCAGCTCGACTACGAGCAGCGCGTCGAGAGCGGCATGTACCGCGACGTCGACCTGACGCCCGCCGGCCAAGAGCCTGAGCGCTCGGCGGCCGACGTGGCGAACGACAAGATCGAGGGCCGCAACGACACCAGCTACAACGAAGATGGACTGCGCACCGTGTTTGAGTGCCACGTCATCGCCGACGTCGAGGGTGACGGCAACGCGCCGTACATCATCACGATCGACAAGCCGTCGAGCAAGGTGCTCGCGATCTACCGCAACTGGGACGAGGAGGACGACAGCCGCGAGCCGCTCGACTGGTTCGTCGAGTTCCCGTTCATCCCGTGGCGCGGAGCCTACCCAATCGGCCTGCCGCACATGATCGGCGGCCTGAGCGCTGCCGCGACCGGCGCACTGCGCGCACTGATGGACAGCGCGCACATCCAGAACGTGCCGACGATGCTCAAGCTGAAGGGCGGCACACGCGGCGGCCAGTCGCTGAACATCCAGCCGACGCAGGTCGAAGAGATCGAAGGTGGCCTCAACGTGGACGACGTCCGCAAGTTGGCCATGCCCATACCGTTCAACCCACCGTCGCCGACATTGTTCCAACTGCTCGGCTTCGTGGTCGATGCAGGCAAGGGCGTGGTCCGCACGTCGATGGACAACCTCGCCGACCAGAACCCGAACGCGCCAGTCGGCACGACGCTGGCCCTGATCCAAGAGGGCATGGTTGTCTTCTCGTCGATCCACTCGCGCCTGCACAATTCGATGGCACGCATGCTGCGCATCCTGCACCGCCTGAACGCGATGTATCTGGACGACAGCGACGTGAAGCAGGAGGTCGGCGAGGTGCTGGCCACCCGCGCAGACTTCGAAGGCCCGATGGACGTCGTGCCAGTCTCCGACCCCGCGATCTTCAGCGAGAGCCAGCGCTTTGCGCAGGTGCAAGCCGTGTCGCAGCGGGCCGCCGCACTGCCGCAACTGTACAACCTGCGCAAGGTTGAGGAGCGCTTGCTTGAGACGCTGCGCGTACCGAACCCGTCCGAGCTGTTGGTCCCGCCGATGGAGCCGAAGCAGCAGAACGCGGTCAACGAGAACGTCGCAGCTACAATGGGCCGGCCGATCGTTGCCTTCCCCGAGCAGGACCACATCGCCCACCTCAAGACGCACTTAGCATACATGACGAACCCCGCGCTCGGTGGCAGCCAGCTCATCGCGCCAGCCTACCTGCCGGTGATACTGGGCCACATCAAGGAGCACCTTGCGCTGTGGTACGCTAGTAGCGTACTTGAACTGGCCGAGGACACGTCGGGTATTGACATCTCCGAGGACATGAAGAACCTCAAGGACGACGAGGCACGCCGCGCATTCGACCGCATGTTGGCCGAGGCGTCGCAGTCCGTGGTCACCGACGCGGCCGAGGTGTTCGCATCGCTGCCGCCTGTCATCGCGCAGGCCATGCAGATGATGCAGCAGCTCGCACCGCAGCCACCGCAAGACCCGCGCACCGCCATCGAGGGCCAGAAGCTACAGGCACAGCAGCAGCGCGATCAGGCGCAGATGCAACTCGACGGCCAGCGCGCACAAATGGATGCGCAGAACGAGGCACAGCGCACACAACTAGATGGTCAGAAGCTCCAGATCGAGGGCCAGAAGATGCAGGCCGAGGCGGCGAAGAGCCAAGCCGAGATGCAGCTTCAGGCGCAGAAGCTCCAGATCGAGCAGCAGCTTGAGCAGATGAAGCAGGACCGCGAGGACGCCCGCAAGTCGGCAGAGCTGAACGCCCGCATGACGACCAATCAGCAAGATAATGCAACTGCTATGGCTATCGCGCAGGCCGAGATTGCCACGGGAGAACGTGTTGCGCTATCAACTGGTTCTGGTATAAATCCTTAATGGTTTGCGCAACGACACCTAAAGAAGCAAAAGCGCTTGGTTTGGTCCGATACCGAACAGGTAAACCGTGCAAAAACGGTCATGTGGCGTATCGGCGAGTGAGCGACAGGACGTGCGTTGAGTGCGGACCGCAAAAACAGAAGAAGCACTACCACCTCAACCGCGACGCATATCTAGAAAAACAACGTGCATGGCAAGAAGATAACCGCGACAAAGCACGCGCCGCTTCAAGTCAATGGAAGCGGGATAACATCGAAGCGGTGGCGGCCTATCAAAGTGCGTACTACGACGAGAATAAAGTTGCATTGGCGGAAAAGGACCGAACACGCCGTCTGGCAGAACCTGAAAAACAAAGGCTAAAAAACAAGGCTTGGAACGAAAACAATCGCGGGCGTAGGAACGCGTTTACCGCGCAACGCATGGTGCATGTTAAGCGCGCGACCCCCGCGTGGCTCACTGCCGAGGATAAGATCCGCATCCAGCAAATATATAAAGAAGCTGCCGAGGCGACTAAGCGCACTGGGGTTAAACACCATGTCGATCACATCATACCTTTGCGGGGCGAGACTGTTTCTGGGTTACACGTACCCTCCAACTTGCGCGCTATAACCGCCACCGAAAATTCTAGCAAAAAGAACAAATTCGACCAAATGCTGCTAGGATAAATCCACAACCATAAGGAAACACATATGGCAGACAACGCAAAGACCGCGACGCCGAAGGGCAACAGCCCGAAGGATAGCGACAAGTACATGCCGCAGCATCAGAAGATGGCGATGGGTATTATGCCAAAAGTAGGCAAAGGCCCGAAGACACCGGCATGAGACTAGAGACCCTCCTCCAACGCCTTGAGACAGAACAGGCAGCGATGGCTGTTGAGGCGCTGGAGAGGCCGTCTGGCAAGACCGAGTTTGATTATGGACGCGCCGTTGGCCTGTACGCTGGAATACAGCGGGCCAAGGAAATCCTGATCAACACGGTGGCGGAGGACGACAAACGTGAATTTTAGGAGCACACATGCAGATAAATGGAAACAGCGTCGAATTTAGTTACGACGGACTTGATGAAGCATTCCCACCCTGCGACGCAGGCGTGCGGCCATTCGGCTCGCGCGTCCTGTGCCAGATACGGACACCTAAGACTAAGACGAAGGGTGGCATCATCTTGACAGGCGACGTCCGCGAGACGGAGCACTACAACACGCAGGTCGCCAAGGTCATCGACGTCGGCAGCCTCGCGTTCAAGAACCGCAGCACAATGGAAAGCTGGCCCGAGGGGTCGTGGTGTGAAGTCGGAGACTTCGTGCGCGTGCCCCGCTACGGCGGTGACCGTTGGTCGGTAAAGACCGATGATGGAGAAGAGGCCATTGTCGTAATCTTCAACGACCTTGATTTGGTGGGCAAGGTCACTGGTGACCCGCTTGCCGTCAAGGCATTCCTCTAGGAGCAAGTAAATGGCTGACAACCAAATGACAGAAAATGATGAAGACGACATCGTAATCATCGAAGGCGAAGAACCTGTACAGGAACCTGTACAAGAGGACGAGGCTGACGATGACGATGACGACGATGATGGTGACGAGCGGCTTGGCGACAGCGAAGACGACAGTGACGAGGAGATCAGCAGAAGCCGTAGCTTCGTCAAGCGCCAGAAGCAGCGCGAGCGACGGCAGCGCGCCAAGGAACACGCAGATCGCGAGCTTGCCGAACTGCGTGCGCAGAACGACACGCTACTGCGTCGGGTCTCTGCCATTGAGGGCAACACGCTTGCCAGCAATGTAAACGCCATCGACCAACGCATCGCGCAGGCTCAGGCCGACGTGAAGCAGGCCGAGAGCATAATCGCACGTGCAGTCGAGGCCGGCAACGGTGACGACGTGGCAACGGCGATGCGTCTGCGTGACGAAGCGCAGTACGAGGCGCAGCAACTGTGGCAGCAGAAGCAGCAGGTGGAACAAGTCCGCCAGCAGCACGCCAACCCCGGCCCTGACCCGCGCGTAGTCAGCTACGCAAAGGAATGGATGGACGCCAACCCTTGGTACGACCCCAGCGGCCGTGACGAGGACAGCGCCATCACGAAGGTCATTGACAACCAGCTCGCCGCCGAGGGCTACAGCCCCAAGGACGCCGATTACTGGCACGAACTGACCCGCCGCGTGGCCTCACGCATTGGCAGCGACGAGGCGGAAACCCGCCAAAGTCCTAGCAAACGTAAGGCACCCCCGACTGGAACGACGCGTGAGCACGCGCCCGTTTCAACAAAACGAGAAATCTATGTGACACCCGAACGGAAACAGGCTATGATAGACGCAGGCATTTGGGATGACGTTCCACGTCGCAACCAAATGCTCAAGGCTTATCAGGCTTACGACAAAAGTTCGGCTCGCTGAAACAATGGAGTGAGACAACATGACAAGTAATACTGATGAGCGTTTGAAGAAGGAACTCGGTGTAGGACGGCAGTCACGCGAAATGGGAGACCGACAGGTCACTGAAAATCGCGAAGTGACTGAAGACGACCGACTCGAAATGTTCCGGGCGCAGTTATTTAATGACGCACTCCCTGATCTACCCGAAATGCCGGGGTATCACGTGTGCTGGCTCACGACGACGAACCCTCGTGATCCGATACATCGCCGCATTCAGCTCGGTTACGAGCCGATTAAGGCATCAGATGTACCGGGCATGGAGTTCGCCTCAGTCAAGACAGGCGAATGGTCTGGATTGATTGGTGTCAACGAGATGATCGCGTTTAAGCTGCCCGAAACCTTGTATCAAAGGTTTATGCAGGAAGCTCACCACGATGCTCCGTTACGTGAGGAGAACAAACTGACTGAGACCGCAGAGATCATGCGGCGACAGGCTGAAGGTTCTGGCAGCACGCTGTTCGAAGGCGACGGTTTGATGGAAATGCGTGACAACAACCCCCGTGTTGGTCTCTTTGACTAATGCCGGGTCCATCTAACTAACAAAGGATTAAGGCTATGTCTTCGGTATCACAACCGTTCGGCCTACGTCCTGTATATTCGCCAAGCGGTGTGGTTCGTCCTACCGCCTACACGATCCTTACAGGCTATGCGACGAACATTTTTCAAAACCAGCCAGTCAAGATTGTAACATCTTCGACCGGCGAGGGAACCATTGCTGCGGCAGCCATCGGCGACCGCTTCATCGGCACCTTCCAAGGCGTTGAGTTCACGGACAGCGACGGTCGTCGTCGCGTATCCAACAAGTGGACTGCATCGCTCGCAGCGACTGACATCGTTGCCTACGTCACGCTCGACCCGACCATCGTTTATGAAATCCAGAGCAACGCCGCTTTGGCCATAACCGACATCGGCAAGCAGTACGACTTCACCACCATCGGTACTGGTTCGACTGTTGTCGGTATCAGCCAGATGATGCTTGACGTTGCGTCTGCCACAACGAACGCGTCGTTCCGCCTCATCGGGATCACTCCCGGTCCCGACAACAACTGGGGTGACACATACGTCATCGCTCAGGTCCAAATCAGCGAGCATCAGAACGTCGCTGATGTGGCTGCGTACTAAGGAGGGCTTGAACAATGGCTACCCCAATGAGAAGTACAGACTTCCGCTCGATCGTTGAACCGATCCTTAACGAAGAGTTCAACGGAATTTACGATCAACGCGCTGATGAGTGGGCGCAGGTCTTCAAAGAGTTTAAGGGCATTCCCCGTAACTACCACGAAGAGCCTGTCCTGTTCGGCTTTGGTGCCGCGCCAGAATTGCCAGACGGCATGCCTGTCACGTATCAATCCGGCGGCGTGCTGTTCATCCAGCGCTACGTGTATCGCGTCTACGGCCTCGCTTTTGCATTGACAAAGGTTCTGGTGGAAGATGGCGATCACATCCGTATCGGTCAGACCTATGCTCGTCACCTTGCACAGTCGCTGATCGAAACCAAGGAAACCCTTGGTGCCAACGTCCTGAACCGCGCTTTCAATAGCTCGTATGCAGGCGGCGACGGCGTATCGCTGGTCAACACGGCTCACCCAATCGCAACTGGTACGTTCTCGAACCAGCTTACGACGGCAGCCAACTTGTCGCAGACTTCTTTGGAACAAATCCTCATCCAAATCCGCAACGCCGTAGACAACAACGGCAAGCGCATTCGTTTGACACCAAAGAAGATCGTTTCCGGCCCATCGAACGTGTTCCAAGCTGAAGTATTGTTGAAGTCAGTATTGCGTGCAGGCACTGCAAATAATGACGTCAACCCAGTGCAATCACTTGGTTTACTCAGCGACGGACAGGCTAACCTTTCGCGTATCACCTCGACCACTGCATGGTGGGTACAGACTGACGCGCCAGAGGGTCTCAAGCTCGCGATGCGTCGTGGCCTTGAGAAGAGCATGGAAGGCGACTTCGAAACCGACAGCATGCGCTACAAGGCTACCGAGCGTTATGCGTTCGGTTGGACCGATCCACGCGGCGTATACGGTACGGCTGGCATCTAATCGGGTTGGGGAGCCTCGGCTCCCCTCCCTTCTCTAAAGGAGAAAATAAATGTCACAAACTACTTGGAGCGGCCCACTTGCCTCCGGCGACATTAACGCCGGTAAGACAGGCGGCCCAAACATCGGTCTCGTGGTTCTTTCGCAGACCGTGTTAATCAACTTCGACGCCACACTGGTGCAGAACGGCACGGTTTACTTGCCATACGACAGCCAGATTGTGGACATCGTTGTCGACGTGCTTACGGCTTACAACAGCGCGACCTCCGCAACGCTGACAGTCGGCACAGCTTCGGCTGGTACGACTTACGCAAGCGGTGTAAATGCCAAGACTGCTGGGCGCGTGCGCCCCACGTTTACGGCTGCACAGTTGGCGGCGATGGATGACATCGACACCAACGGGACTGTGGTTGCAACTGTTACGTCAGTGGGTCAGCCCACCGCCGGTCAGGTGCGCGTCACATACCT